TTCGTAGCGGTAGTACTTGTTACCTTCTACCAGTTCCCCCTCGTTCTCCAGCCAACGACGTTTCCAGACACGAGTCTGTTTCCAGGCCTTCTGCTGCATTTTGTCTCGCAGTCGCTTCTCCGCCAGGAGAGAGGCCACGAAGTTAGCAGGGCGAACAGTGCCATGCTTAGCCAGCAGTATCTTTTGCTGCTTTGTCAATTTCATTGTGTTTTCCTTAGGTTACACCCTGATCGGGCTTATTAAAGATCTTGCCATCTTCGGACAGGTCAACCATTGCACCACAGAGGTGGCACTTGGTATCGCTCCAGTCCTTGGCAGATTGAAGGACATCAGCCAGTCTGAAGCCGTGAGGACACGGTTTCTTCTTGCGTTTGAACCACTTCAAGTGGATCTCTCCTGGATGTCAATAACCATGTTGGTGCCGTCGCAGTAGTAGCTCAGAACCTCGAACTCACCACCAGCCCCTCGAATAACAAGGGGTTTCTCCATTGCTTCAGCGACCTTGTATATCGGCATGTTGGGCTCGGAGTCACCCGAGTACATGACAAATTCTATCGGTTGCATATATTTACCTTTGTGAGTGAAAGAAGCCCAATAGGGCAAAGAGTACAACAAGTATAAAGATCATCATTACGGGTATCCTCCTGTAATTAGTGTTACACAGATATATGTCCAAGACATTCCACCAACAATGTTTAGGAGTACAATCCAGAATACGAATTTATCAATCGTCACAGGATCATATCCGTAGCTATCACGGATATAATAATGGCCAGCCACGCCAGCCAAATGGCGTCTTGATATTCCATAGATTACTTCCTCGTAACGTAAAACAGGTAGACGTATACAACGCCCACCCAAATTGTCAGGTACAACACAGATTTCTCCTAAGCGTATGAAATCGGACCTATGTGAGTGACAGTCTGTCGAGACACAGATCCACGACTGATACTGTCCTGATTGAACGATTCCACCCTCTCTCTAATCCTCACATTGGCGAGAAACGCGGATGTAGCGTATACCACGACATATCCCACAGTGCTGTGAGTGTCGTTCCATTTGGACGTAATAGTGCCTTGGTAGTGCATAATATGTTTCCCCTATTTTACAGCGTCTTCTGCCTTGCACTTACGGATTTCTTCCGAGGATGCAGGGTAGAATACACCATCAATGATAACCCCATTTGGGGTATGTATTACCTTCATAGATTTACCATAGAGTTGTAGTGCTTAAGGAATAAACACCTTCATAAAGTAACACTCAGGATAGAATGCTACCATAAAAGGGTGGGGCACGAAGCCCCAATGGTCTAACTCTGGAAGTGTTAGCCTACATTAGCAAGTGCAGGAATAGGTGCAGCCAGCAACTCAGCAGCAGCTTGTGCAGCAGCAGCAGCTTGTACGATGGCTATAATACCTTCGATAGTCATTCCGCCCTCGACAGCTTTTGCTGTAGCCTTGGTCAACAGCTTGACAAGGTCAACAGGCTTTTTGTCTGCCTTCTTGACTTCGTCTACCAGTGACCAGAATGTCTCGCCGGAATCAAGGAATGCAAGGTATGCGTCAGTCTTACGCTTAATAACAGGCTCCTTCGTGTCCTTCTTGGTGAATACATCCATATCAGTGTCGAATGTATAAGGCAGGAATCGCTTCACGATAGCGACAATACGAGACCGGCGGATGCCATCGAAAGCATTGATAAGGTTATTAACCTGTGCAATGTTATCGCCAGCATGTACGCCACTAATACCCAATGGAGCCCACTCGTTAACAGCATCACGAATGGCCGCTTCGCTAGTACGGATGTTATTTAGTGCAGTCTCATAACCCTGTACATTTTCTAACTTTGTAAGATTCATAATAGTTTCTCTCAAATAACTGTCATGTAGCAGAATGCTACGCTTTGCAATGCACTGAGTACCAGCACATTGTCAAGCGGTCGGACTATATACTGATATGCTATGAAGTTAACACGCTATACGTGCTATCAATAACAGATAGGGAGTCTGAACACTAACCCACGTAAGTAGTGGGACAGTCTACCCACGATGTAACAGTGGGAGTCAGTTTTACTAGTTACTTGAACCTGTCGGTATCAGTGGTGTCTAGTCGGGGATATAGCTTGTCAGGCATCCCCTAGTCTAATTGTCACGATTGTCACTCTAATGTACATTCCGGCGAGTGGCGCAATATGGTTACGATGTGGACCTATGTCTAGCCTTTGTCCGTCGCAGCGCATAGCATACTCAGGAGGATATACATTGGGCACAATCTAATTGTGTCTTCTGTAACACTGGCGGCATGGACACCCCGACCAGAAGCAAGGGCAGATAAACCGTAGTGATACAAGTGGCTCACAATCTACTGGGCACACTCTAGCCTTGCACTATAGTCGCATCGTCGAACACGGACTATAGCGTGTGGCTGGCAGTACATTAGCAATGTTAAACAGCTGGTCAGGCGCTTGGCCTATCCATGTACCCATCATGCCATGCCAGTATGTCGGTGTCTACCCTTAATATGGGTATACTTAGACCGTGATCGCATAAGCATATAACTATAACGTATAACTTTGCGGTATTAAGTCGTCAGGCTGAAATGTCAGGCGTGCTCAGTGTACACACGTATACAGTGCAATTGCAAGCGTTCGTTATCAGTGCCAGCGTGTAGCCATAGTGTACGTGTACAGTGCAGGTACATGACCCCAGAGGCTACACTCCCTATCCATACACCCTCCAATCTGGAGTATAGACGGGGGGAGGGGGGTATTGCTACGGCCCACGCGCGGGGGTACCTACCATATTTGCAAAAGAGTGGATTTGAACCCCAAGATAGTGCTACAATACAGTGTATAAACTCTCTATATTAGAAAATAGCTAGTATTGCCGCAGGCGTAGGCCCTGTACGGCTCTCAGAGCGACGATAGAACAGAATTAGACCCCTGATAAGGGGCACATCCTAGAATCAAGCACATCATCCCTCAGGAGCACGTATGGCGTACAGTAAATTCCTCCATTCTGGCTTCTGGTCGGTGACTAACCCCTTCAAGAAGAGGCTAGATAGCAACTTCGACGACATAGACGAGAGGCTACAGCATCAATTGCTGGGTAACGTCTGGGAAGTCACTGACGTGAACGAGATCGAGAACACTATATCGGACGCGGGGGTGTACTACCTTGCTGACTCCCTGCTTACAGAGACGATCAAGGCGGGAGAGCCTCAGTCCGTGTCCACATTACCTGCTATCATGGCAGCAGAGTCTGGTGGGGCTATCATCGACTCAGATGAGAACTATTCCCCCCTGGGTTTCGATATGTCAGCCATCATATGTATAGACGGAACAGCTGGTAACGATGTCGGAGTCCGTGTGCGACTATGGGACGACTCAGAGGCATCGTACTTCACCGTCACTGAGATGGAGGGGACAGTAGCTAACTTCTCTGGACCTGATGACATGGCTCAGCTTGGTGTGTTCGGTACATTCACAGCGGATGTAGACGACCGGGTAGAGATCTGGATAGCCAATCTCACGAACACAAACAACATAACCTTGTGTGACTCCACTGTCCTCAAGATCAAAGGAATCTAAGATGGATTACACGGATTACGAATACGAGGACCTCCTCGACTCCCCGATGACCTTCAATGCCGCACTGAACCTAATAGGGGATGAGATGGCATTCATAGCGTCCCAGGGTATACCTGTGGACCCCATCAGGATGTTCGCAGACTGGGACGGAGAGTTGATGGTAGAGTTCTCCAACGGGATGATCATAGGGACCGGTCGCCTAGAGGTGAAGAACGTTCAAGCGGCACCTCTGGTTAAGGGTGTGAAGAAGCCCAAGAAGCCCAAGAAACCTAAGAAGCCTAAGCCCCCCGGTCACCCAGGTGGTAAGCCTAACCCTGGTGGCAGTGGCGACCCTTACATAGAGAGTGTCGTGCAGCTACTTCACTTCGAGGGAGCAAACGAAAGCCTCGCTATAGTTAACTCAGGAAGCGGTGATGACTGGGACGACTCCTTTGCTGGTGCTTGGATAGACGATACTCAAGCTCTTTTCGGTAGCAGTTCATTACACACAATCAACGGTGCCAAGAACGGCATCCGTATGCAGCTCCCCAATGTCACACCGGACTTCGGATCAGATGACTTCACTCTCGAGCTCTCCTACTACCATGTAGGGGGTAGCGGTACATACGGGCGTATATTCAAGACGAACGACGGCGATCTCGTATCAGGGATATCTATGGGGCTAAACCTCGATGGCCCGGGCTGGTTCGTGTCCCTGTCCAACAACGGATCGAATTATGCGTTTGATAAGTTCCCTGTGGCTACAGCTCTCACAATTAACACATGGAATCGTATAGCCATCGTACGAGAGGGAGACGTCGTGTACGTCTTCCTTAATGGAGCACTGGTGGATTCGGGCGCATTCACAGGGTCTGTATACTATGCCGCAAGCGGCGGCTGGACACTGGGTTGCCAGACAACTGGAGTAACACGTAATGCTTTTGGACATTATGATGAGTTCCGTGTCACGATGGGTGTGGCACGATACACTGAAGCATACGAGGTGGCGACAGAGGCATTCCCTGACACATAACAAAGGAATCTAGTATGGACAAGGATAACGACACACCTTCTACGAAGAGGGTAGGTCGCCCTAAGAAGACAGCAGTTGCTGCCAAGAAGAAGGGTAACCGCAATGCAGTAGGGCGTCCCAAGGGGGATGCCTCTATTATCAACGAATACAAGGCTCGTATGCTGGCGTCACCGAAGTCCCGGAAGGTACTTGATAAGGTGTTCGAGGCAGCACTCGACGACAAGCACAAACACCAAGCAGCTGCGTGGAAGATGATCCTGGACAGGGTCGCGCCCCTCTCTGCTTTCGAACAAGACGTTAAGAAGTCAGGTGGTACCTCAGGGATACAGATCAGTATCTCAGTCGCGACACCTGAATCAACAGTCGTAGCCGCCCCTATTGAGGGCGAGTGGGAGGACGTAGATGGCGATACCTAAGGGGATCACCCTGAACGAAACTGTGCCGGATCAGCAAGCTCCTGTACTCACAGGGTCGGCTGGTGCATCTGTGGTGTCGGATCAATTAAAGGCGGCGTCGAAGACTAAGCCGCCTAAGCTGAAGCCCGATGCGTACACAGAGGGACCAGATGGAAGGGTGCCTGTGTACTACTCGATCAAGGCGCAGAAGATAATGCGGGACAAGCTAGGCAGGTCTCTTACGAATAAAGAGAAGCGGGTCCTCTCAGAAGAAGCGTACGTGGATGGGAGGTATTATGATGTTGGAGAAATTGCAAGTGGCGTCGGTCAAACTGGCGAGTTCATGGATAAGGGTTTTGTTGCCTCGCTCCAAGAGCACGAGGAAAGGGTCAGGCGTGAGTTGCCGGACTACGACCTTTACCCTGAGTATCTTCAAGAGGAATTTCTACAGTCTATGTATCGAGGAGACATCCTCATAAGCCCTCTGGCGATGGACCACTTCAGGGCTGGCAGGTACGACGAGGCTAGTAAGGAGTTCCTGGACCACGCGGAGTACAAGAACAAGAGGACACCGAAGCAGATCAAAGCCAGAATCAAGTCCGTATCGGATGCGATGGCTAAATACGGAAAATCACAGGAGCCCTAAATGGCTAACCTAGACATCGAACTATTACCGTGGCAGCAAGAAGTATGGCAGGACACGCACCGCTTTAAGGTGATTGCTGCTGGCAGACGTGGAGGTAAGACAAGGTTCGCTGTTTGGCGTTTACTCGTAGAGGCCCTACAAGGCGTACCACTGGCCGATTACTTATATGTAGCACCTACACAGGGTCAGGCCCGGGATATTGCCTGGGACCTCATCAAGGAGCTAGGTAAGGACGTAATCATACCCGGTGGTTGTCATATGAATAACATGACCATTAAACTGGTCAATGGCGTTACAATCAAACTGAAAGGTGGGGATAGACCTGATACCATGCGCGGCCTGTCAATCGGATTCGTTGTTATTGACGAGTACGCTGACATCAAGCCTCACGTGTGGGAAGAGATCATCCGTCCCGCCCTGTCAGATAGGCAAGGACATGCCGTCTTTATCGGGACGCCGATGGGACGTAATCATTTCTACGACCTATACAACAAAGCTAGACTTGGCCAACTAGAAGGGTATGCAGCGTGGCACTTCACCACAGCAGACAACCCTTACATTCCTAAAGAGGAAATCGCATCGGCAAAGAAGACTATGTCCTCTTATGCCTTTCGCCAAGAGTTCATGGCCTCATTCGAGGCACAAGGTTCTGCTATGTTCAATGAGAATTGGATAAAGTATGGAGAGGAACCGAAGGATGGAGAGTTCTACATCTCAGTCGATCTCGCGGGGTTTGAAGACTCCAAGGCCGTCTCACGGCAGTCCAGTACTCTGGATGATACAGCGATAACGATTGTGAAGGTGAATAACGATGGATGGTTCGTTAAGGAGATTATCAGCGGACGCTGGACTCTGAATGACACAGCCATCAAGATCTTCGAGGCAGTACGATTACACCGTCCGGTTCGTATGGGCATAGAGAAGGGCATAGCACAACAAGCTGTTATGTCCCCAATCCGTGACCTGATGAAGCGGACAGGGCGGTTCTTTAACATTGAGTTGTTGACACATGGCAACCGGAAGAAGAACGACAGAATAATGTGGGCACTACAGGGCAGGTTCGAGAATGGATTCATCACCCTGAACCAATCAGATTGGAACATGAAGTTCCTTGACCAGCTCTTTCAGTTCCCTGATCCTTTAACCCACGACGATCTCGTGGATTCGCTGGCCTATATAGATCAGCTAGCAGACATCCCGTACACCATCATGGACGACTTCGATGGTGATGAGTGGGAACCAATAGACGACGTCGCAGGGTATTGATATGAGTGAAGACAGCCAAGTAGTAGAGCTATTCGAAGTAGGCCCGGGTGTTGACAGTGAGCAAGCACTGGCATCTTGGGTTATGGAGAAGCGAGACGATTGGAGAGATGACTACGAGTCCAACTATGAGATCCAACATGACGAGTACTATCGTCTGTGGCGGGCTCAGTGGGCAGCAGAGGACCAGCAGCGGAAGAGCGAGCGGAGCAAGATCATCGCCCCCGCCCTTCAGCAGGCAGTTGAGTCCTCAGTAGCAGAGATGGAGGAAGCCACGTTCGGTCGTGGTAAGTGGTTCGATATCGCAGATGACCTCGGAGATACTGAGGGCAAGGATGTAGAGGCGATGAAGAACAAGCTCATGGAGGACTTCTCAGCACAGAAGATACGTAAGGACGTATCCGAGTGCCTGATCAACGCAGCCGTGTTCGGAACAGGCATAGCGGAGATCGTGTTAGAAGAAGTTCGAGAGCTGAAGCCAGCGACTCGAGAGATCATGGACGGCACAATGCGTGCGTTCGGGGTTGAAGAGAATGATCGCATGGTTGTCCGCCTCCGACCCATCATGCCGAAGAACTTCCTGATTGAGCCCACAGCCACTAGTGTAGACAGTGCTGTAGGGGTCATCATCGACGAGTTCGTACCTCGGCACCAAGTAGAGATACTGCAAGACAGTGGAGTATATAAGGACGTGGAAGTCGGTACTGCCGCACCTGATCAGGACATCGAGCCTGATGAGGATCTGGTTATGTACAGTGAGGACCGCATCCGACTGACCAAGTACTACGGACTGGTTCCCAAGGAACTGCTCCCCGATGCTAAGTCAGACAACAGATACGTGGAAGCGATTGTCATCTTGGCCAACGAAGGCATAGTACTGAAGGCTAGTGCCAACCCTTACATGATGAAGGATCGTCCGGTAGTTACATTCCCGTGGGATATCGTACCCAGCAGGTTCTGGGGCCGTGGTGTCTGCGAGAAAGGCTACATGTCACAAAAGGCGTTGGATACGGAGCTTCGTGCCCGCATAGACGCACTGGGCCTAGTGGTCCACCCAATGCTGGCGATGGATGCAACCAAGGTACCCCGTGGCTTCAAGCCCGAGGTTCGCCCGGGTAAGGTCATCCTCACCAACGGCAACCCAGCTGAGACGCTGATGCCATTCAAGTTCGGCAACTTGGACACCAACACGTTCCAACAGGCTACGTACCTACAAGAGTTGGTACAGCAGGCTACTGGTGCTGTTGATTCGACAGGGCTTCTCTCCTCGATTTCCGGTGAGACAAAGGCAGGGGCAGTCAGTATGTCCCTCGGCGCAGTGATCAAACGACACAAGCGTACCTTGATCAACTTCCAAGAGTCCTTCCTTCTGCCCTTCATTCAGAAGGCAGCATGGCGGTATATGCAGTTCGATCCAGAGAACTACCCGTTCCAGGATTGGAAGTTCACCCCTAGTTCTACCCTCGGCATAATCGCTAGGGAGTACGAGGTGAGCCAGCTTATATCCCTGCTGCAAACGATGGGCCAAGACAGTCCTCTGTACGCCTCTCTGGTTGAGTCCGTAGTAGAGAACATGAACTTGTCCAACCGTGAAGAGCTTCTGGCTACACTGGCACAGGCTTCACAGCCCAACCCAGAGCAGCAGAAGAAGCAACAAGAGCAAGAGATGTTACAGCAAGCTACCATGAAGGCCCAGATCGCAGTACTCGTATCTACCGCACGCGGTGAAGATGCACGAGCTGAGAAGTACAGGGCTGAAGCAGTAGCTACACCAGTAGAGACTCAGGCTAAGCTTATCCAAGCCAGCATGGGTGACCTTCAGGATGACGCCGAGGGCAAGGACTTCGATAGACGTCTTGCGCTGCTGGATCGCATGCTGAAGAATAAAGACCTGGAACTGAAGGCGGTGCCTAAGGCAACACCCTCGGCACCAGTCCCCGGCCCAGTAGGGCCATCCACCCAAGGAGTTCCCTCATGAGCTATGAGAAGGAAAGCAACAAAGCACCGGGCTTCGGCGTAGACTACAAGAAAGTTGTATCTACCCGCAGTGATAAGATCGGTGGTCATGGTGATCTGCCGATGAAAGAAACGGTAGCCGCATTCAAGGCAGCTTGTAACGACACCAAGAAAGCCTAATATACAGTAGGCACTATAACCTAATCCCGGGTAACTCTAAGGAGTCCGAATGACAGAACAAGAGAGAGCGATCTACGATCTCTACGACGAGCTGTTTGCTTCCCAAGGCTGGATACAATTTGTAACAGACCTAGAGGACAGCAAGATAGATCTCGGCAGCGTGGAGTCAATCAAAGACGCTAAAGAACTTCATACACTCCAAGGGAAACTGTCTATGATAGACACGATCCTAAACATGGAGCACATGATGTCGCTTGCTATAGAGCAGGCAGAAGGAGACGAAGATGATTATACTGTATGACTTTAGGTGTGAAAACCAACATATAGAAGAGCATCTAGTTGAGCGAGGAACTGACACGGCCTGGTGCGCATGTGGCAGTGAATCGAAACGGATAATTTCTCCTGTAAGGAGCATGCTTGATGGCAATGACGAGGGTTTCCCCTCTGCACACATGAAGTGGGTTCGTGAACATGAGAAAGCCGGAGGACAGGTATAAAGCCTACCCTCTCCATAATGATAACTAATCACGGAGATACATAATGGCATCACTTCTCGACGTCGTTGTAGACGCAGATAAGGAACCCACAGACGAACTGGTCAAACCCACAGAGGAAGCAACCCTCGAGCAGGAACCAGTTCAACCAGAAGAAACCGAAGTACCGGTAAAGTACCGCAATAAGAGTGCAGCAGAGTTGGTGCGTATGCATCAGGAAGCGGAGAAAGCACTTGGACGTAAGGGCTCGGAGGTCGGTGAACTTAGGAAGGTGGTAGATAATTACATCCAGTCTCAACAGACTGAGAAGCAGGCACCACAACCTGCGGCGGAAGAACAGACTGATTGGTTCGACGATCCAGATAAAGCCCTGGAACAACGGATCAACAATCACCCGAAGATGAAGGCACTCGAGGAAAGTAACTTACAAAGCCACAGAGCTAACTCTCTGGCGACACTCAAGGCGAAGCACAGCGACTTCCAGGAAGTCCTAAGTGACAACGCCTTTGCTGAGTGGGTAATGAAATCCAAGATAAGGACACAGCTATTCTTAGCTGCTGACCAAAAGTATGATGTAGATGCAGCAGATGAACTGATTTCCAACTGGAAAGAACGTACATCGTTAGCTGCGCGGACTACTGAGGCAGACAAGGAATCACGGAAGGGCGCGGTTAAAGACGCATCCAACGGTGGAGCCCAAGGTTCTCAAACCCCGACTCGGAAGAAGAAGTACCGCCGTGCTGATATTATAAAACTAATGAACACCGACCGAGAGCGTTATGAAAGTATGTCAGAAGATATACTCTTAGCGTACTCAGAGGGTCGGGTTATCTAACGGAGATAAATCATGGCTGACGAAACCTCAGGTGCGTATTTTACAGCTCACGCAACCGTTGACCTCACCGCAGTAGCTACCTTCGTACCAGAAATCTGGTCCGACGAAGTAATTGCTGCATACAAGCTGTCCCTCAAGATGGCTCCTCTTGTCAAGCGTCTGCCCATGAAGGGTAAGAAAGGCGACACCATTAACATTCCTAAGCCCGTCCGTGGTTCAGCCAACGCTAAGGTGGAAGCAACTGCTATCACCATGCAGGCTAATCTGGAAGGCAATCTGGCTGTCGTCATCGACCGTCACTTTGAGTACTCCCGTCTGATCGAAGACATCGTGGACGTACAAGCACTGGCCTCTCTGCGTCGGTTCTATACCGATGACGCTGGCTATGCACTGGCACAACAGATCGACATTGATCTGATCAACTGTGCTACTGGGTTCGGCGACGGAACTAAGACCTTCGCTCCCGGTGTAACTGGTACTGCTTGGGAAAACACCAACTGCTACTACAGCAACGCTGCTACAGGTCTCACGATCTACACAGACGACACTGTAGCCACTGGTGACAACTTCACTGATCTGGCGTTCCGAGATGCTATCAAGCTTCTGGACGACGCTAACGTACCGATGGACAACCGTGTCCTGGTTGTACCGCCTGCTGTTCGTAAGACCATCATGGGTCTGGAACGGTATGTATCTAGTGACTTCCGTGACGAGCGTGTTGTAGCTTCTGGCTACATCGGTTCTATCTACGGTGTTGACATCTATGTTTCTACCAACGCTCCTCTGATGGAGAACGCTGCTAGTAACTCTGGTGGTTCTATTGATGTACGTGGTTGTCTGTTCTTCCACCAAGATGCACTTGTCTTGGCTGAGCAGATGTCTGTACGTTCGCAGACGCAGTACAAGCAAGAGTACTTGAGTACTCTGTACACCGCAGACACCATCTATGGTGCTGAAGTGTATCGCCCCGAAGCTGGCATAATCATTGCCGTAGCTGACGAGTGATAGATCGGGGGGCCTTCGGGCCTCCCATTTACCCTAACTAGGAGAGTAATATATGCCCTATGCTGTAAGAGAAGTATCCAATCTACACATCGCATCCCTCGCGGAACGTACCGACTCCGCTATCAAGGAAGTGCTGTTGTCTGAATCAGCCAACTCCCACGACCTATACACCCCTGACCGTAAGCGCATTGAGTCTTACAACAAGGAAATCCTCGACTTCGCTAGCTGGGCCAGTGTACGCCCCAAGCTGGATCTGCCTCGTACGCACCCGCGTATGTACTCAATCGACTTCGTAGCCGAGAGCACCAGCCGCCATATCAATAGCCGTAGTCTGCGTGACTTGGTTCGTCTGTATGAGGCTATCATAGCACAGCTCACTGAGAGCGAGTCCGCCAACCTGTCTTCAGGTATTGGTGATCACGATCTGGTACGCCTGATAAGTATCCTGGATCAGATCGACGCTTTGCTCGTTGACTTCATTGACAAGAACCTGCCTCTGGATCGTCCAGAGTCTAGCCCGCATGCTCCCAACGTGGAAGCTGGCAGTCTGAACTCAGCACCTACGCACTAAGAACTATCGCCCCCGCAAGGGGGCATCACCCAATACAGGATTTCTAACATGAGTAACTATACTAAGGCTACAGACTTCGCGGCCAAGGATGCCCTGAGTTCGGGTGACCCAGACAAGATTATCAAAGGTACTCCTCTCGACGATGAGTTCAATGCAATTGCAGTTGCTAGTGCCTCTAAGGCTAACACAGCAGGACCTACGTTCACTGGAACAGCAACATTCGCAAACATAGACGTAACTGTCACTGCTGACTTTGGAGGTGCGACTATCGCAGACCTCGGTACAGTGGCCACAGTTGACCTCAATGGTGGTACTATCGACGGCACCACCATCGGCGGTGCGGTAGCCGCAGCAGGGGACTTCACGGTTCTCACAGCGACATCAGTAGATGGTATCATCGGGTCGGTGACCCCCGCATCCGGCGTATTCACTAGCGTATCTACAGACACTATATCCGAGAAGACAGGTGCAGCGGGTGTGACCGTTGACGGTGTTCTTCTGAAAGACTCCTTAGTAGGTGCTACATACCTCCCCGATGCATCCACCACAGCAGAGGGCATCGTTGAGATAGCTACTCAGGCTGAAGTAGACACAGGCACAGATACAGTGAGGGTTGTTACCCCAGAGACCCTTACTGCATACACTGGTATAAACAGATTCAACCTTGTAATCAATGGTGATTTCAGTATTAATCAAAGGGGAGGTACTCGTACCCCCGGTGTAGGAGTATACGGATATGACAGATGGCAGGGACATGCTAGTGGACTGGAGCAGGTAGTCGAATACACTGGCCCAGCTCAGTCTGTTACACTATCGTGGACTGGTGGGGGTACAGGTTCTCTAAACGGAACGGGTGGGTCTTCACCCATTACCGAGGATGTGTCTGCCCAGACCAATTTTAGTTGCATCGTACCAGATGATGCAACACTGGTGCAGTGCGAGAGGGGCGAGTCAGACACTCCGTTCGCGTATCTTCCTGCCGGAGATGTGTTGAGACAGTGTCAACGGTACTTCGAGAAGTCCTACGAGCCCGGTGTAGATCCTGGAACACTGACGTTAGTTGGTGTGTTTACAACTAGGTCTGTTGGCGTGCTCAGTACAATTGTAGATGGAACACAGCAGTTCGCTGTTGCTAAAAGGGCTACACCCACGATGGTGTCGTATTCTGATATCGACGCAACTCCTGGTGAGTTCAACGAAGAGGGGGTTAGTGTATCCGCCAGTTTCAGGCATACAGGTACCGTCTTGTTTGAGCAGTACGCGACAAACGCAGTAACAGCTTCAAAAACCTATAATATGCACTGGACAGCCGAGGCAGAATTATGAATATATACGTAGAGACAGTACAAGGTAGCTTCAAATACAAGGGGGCTGTTATCCCCGCTGACGAGGGCAACCGTGACTTCCAGAGAATGCAGGCGGAAGTCGCCACAGGGGATGCTACTATCATACCCTACGATGATTCGGACGAGGAGCTGGAGGATCTTAAGGAATCCGCATATGCAGAAAACTCAGCATATGCAGCAGGCGTAGTACGTACAGCGGAGTCTAACCCAACAGGCACCCCCCTGAGCGAGAGAGGTACTGAGAAGCAGAACCTCCGACGAGACAACAGGTCGAAGGGGAAAAACAAGCTGACAGATGATGATGACCACCTGTCTGACTTCCTCGACACGGTGGCTGATGTACTAGACAACGCCGATGATGCTGTCGAAGACGCGGAGAAGGCAGCGTTGGAAGTCTGGGATTCATCTTCCTTTGGTTGGCCCGAGTGGGCACCTCTGCCGTGAACACACATAGATATATAGGAAACGGAGATGAACAATGACTTGGCAGATAATCCAATATGGCTTCGGGGTCTTCTCATCGCTGCTTTGCTCAGTGGCACTGGTGGTAGTGCTGTGGGACTCTTACAGGGTGATAGCCGTTACACGGCTGAAGACGCGGCTAGGGACTTCGCACTACGAGATGAGCGCATCTCTGCACTCCGAGGTAATTCCAACACCGGAAACATCAGGCATGGAGAACGTATTCGCAGGCTTGAAGAAAGGCTCACCATCCACGAACACGACACCCGAACCCACCTCGACGACCGAGTACGTCACGGAGATTAAACATGCCGTTTCCTAGAGACCTGGATGTACGAGTGATGGACGGTGGGGACTACATGGTCCTGAAGGCATTCTCTTTTGAGGGACCCGACTGTACTGTAGTGGTACCTCGGTTCTTCCGTACGGACTTCGCCAGTATCCCCCGGGGACTCCGGTGGTTGGTGACAGGGCACGGTGATACACGCAAGCCCGCAGTTATCCACGACTACCTGTACCGGCACGGCATAGGTACGAAGAAGGCAGCGGATAATATCTTTAATACAGCCATGAAGGAAGAAGGTGTTCCGGCGTGGAAACGTAGGTTAATATACAGAGCTGTCAGCTGGTTTGGTGGCTTTTCATGGAGGGGAGAGTAATGGCAAACAAGTACACGCACACAGGTTCAAAGAAGACCAAGTACGGTGGCAAGAAGATCTCTGGCCGCAAGAAGAAGTCTACAGGCGGCGGCAACTCGCACCTGTCAGGGCAGGCACGGAAGGCTGAAGAGGCACTCCACAAGTCCTCTAAGAAAGCAGAGAAGTACTAAGGAGTCCACATGGCACTATTCAGTGACACGCTAGCGGCAGACCAACAAGCCCGCTATGCAGCAGGGACGGACCAACAGCGTCGTCAGATGGAGCGCAACATCACCGCTCGCCGAGATGCCATGACGGGTCAAGAGGCACAGCGCAACCAAGCCAGCATCGAGCGTCGGACGGCTGGGATGATGGACACCGCTCCGCTCGACTACTCCAACATGTCTCTGGAAGAGATACAGTCTAGTGTAAACAACATAGACTTCGCCACTATGTCTCCGAACCCTACATTCATGCCGAACAGAGATGCACTACGAGATGTTACGGCAGGGGTCACTGACCGTAACGCAGCATGGGACCTCATAAGTAACACAGCTCTACAGACAGACGGTTTCTGGACAGGGTCCACTACCAATTCGGATGCACGGTTCAGTGCTCTCCAAGATGTCATGGGTGATCCTGTGACTGCTTCCATAGAGGGCAGCAACAGGTACACACTAGAAATCCCTGAGGGGTTCAACTCGGAGCAGAGGAACGACTACGTGGACTACCTCGTCCGCACTAATCAGATCCCTGGACCCGGAGAAGGCAGGGAGATGAACACTAGGGGCCTGGATTCTGAGGGCCGCCTGATCGTTGATACAAACAGCCTATCTAACTCGGAGTCCTTCGGTGGTAAGCTTTTTAGGAACGTAGTCACGACTGCGATAGGCGCAGGAACAGGTGCCGGTGTAGTAGGGGCTGTAGGTGGAGGATTGGTCGGGGCTGGTGCAGGCGGTGCTGCATCTAGCGCGACCACTGGTCTGATCAATGAGGGTAAGATTGACGTAGGTGATATGTTGACAGGCGCAGCAACAGGTACCGTTTCGGCGGGTTTGCTAGATCCTTACCTACCCCCTGCGTACAGTGCTCAGAACATAGGTGGGTCTTTCATCAAGGGAAGCGTCAACGAGGGCGTGAACTCCTTGATCCGAGGAGATGGATTGGACTTAACAGACATAGCCCTTGCCGGTGTAAAGAAGGCGGGGTTTGACACTCTGAAGGATCTAGGAGGTGATGCCCTCCAAACCAACGATGGGAACCTCCAAATTGGAGTAGACACAGTCAACGGGGTGGCTATCACACAAGCCGATATCGACCGCCTCACCAACACGTCTGACCTGTACGGTGTACTGGGGGACAACGGACTGCTGAGTAAGATCGGCATCACCTCCAGCTATATGCCTACCGGCGTGATCGGTGACATCGCTGACTGGATCGGGTTGGGAGGACGACCTGTCGTTGACCCCGGTGGTCTGATATCTAAGAAAGCCCAAGAGGATTTGGACGGTATCGGGTCTGATACGTCCCTCTCCTTCGAGGACAGGAACGAGCAGATCGAGAACGTGGTGAACCAGTACTACACAGATACTGCACGTTACGACGAGAGGTACTTCGATCTAACCACAGAGCGCAGCTCGGACGTATCTCTCTCAGGGATATACGAGAAGAACCCGTATGCGTCTGGAGCAGACACCACCTTCGGCATCGAGGGAGGCAGTGAGGGAAGTCTCCCGGGTACTTCAGGATCTGGTTCAGGCATGTTGTCGGACTATGGGCAGGGGGACAGCGTCCCTGCGGGGTCTGGTGGGGGTGACAGGGTGTTGCCGACAGGTAACGGTGTGTCATCAGAGAGCGATATCACACTGCCGAGCACACAGCAGGACACCCTTCCCACCACAAACACTGGTGGCAACACAGTACAGAGGGACCAACTCCCGACAGGAACTGTAGACCAGCCGGACGAGATCCCAGCGAACAAGGGTGGAGGATCTGTAGCAGCACTGGGTACCGCGATTGCAGGCGGAATGATGATGACCTCTCCGGAGTTCAAACCGTTCATGGCCACCATCAAGACCCACTTCCCGGTACTGTCCAAGCTGAACCTTCAGCCTAAGGACTATCTTAAAATGCTAATAGGGCGGATGAATACATGAACTTCATAGAACTAATCAACGCCACACAGAAGCGTTTGAGAGAGACCACTACGTCTACAGTAGACGCTACCAAGTACAGCACCCTCGTCGCTGCCTTCGTGAACGATGCGAAGACTATCGTCGAGAGTGCTTGGGACTGGAGCCAGAACCGCAGTGTGATCACCGTCACGACTGTGGCGGATACACAGGTGTACTCCCTCACAGGAGCAGGTCAGGACCCGGAGGTCCTGGGTGCGTGGAATGACACACAGAATGCTATCTTACCCAAGAGGCAAGAGCTTCTGTCTAAGCACCTCGAGTTCTCACAGGTCGCACAAGACGGTACACCCGAGTGGTGGACGTTCAAAGGCAACGACGGTACGGATGCACAGATCACTGTGTGGCCCAACCCGAATGCCGTTGATGACCTCAAGTTCTGGGTGTACAACGTACAGGCCGAGCTTGTACTGACTACCGACGAGATGAACGTACCCTGGAAACCCGTAGTCCTTCTGGCAGTAGCAATGCTAGCAGAGGAGAAGGGGGAGACAGGTGGCACTACATCCAAGCGGTACTTCGAGATGGCTGACACCGTGCTCAGCGATGCAATCGCAAGAGATGCATCACAGAGCGACCGAGAGATAGATTGGAATACGGTATAAAGGACAGAATGTATGGCTAAGCAACTACAGTCAGTATCCTTGGGGGCGGCGGGCTTCCTTGGTGTGAACTCAATGGACCCCCCGCTCCAGCAATCACTGGACTACGCGGAGACTGCGAACCATGCAGTGATCGACAAGTTCGGTAGGTTGGGTGCTCGCAAGGGGTTCAACCTACAGACTACGACCACAGATGCTGGCTTCGATGAATCCACTGACACCATTGAGGTGATCGGTGAGTGGTCCCGCCCCGGCAACGACCCTGTCCTTATATGTGCAGGCAACAACAACATCTTCTACATCACCACGGACTCAGCCGCTAACGACACTCTGACATCGTTCACATACCCGGGTGGGTACACGATCACTGGTGACAAGTGGCAGTTCTTGGACTTCAACCAAGAGCTGATCATGATACAAGAGGGTCATGCTCCCCTCACATTGAACGAGACCAACTGGGGCACTAAGGCCCTGACCACCACAGAGAGCGAGTCCGCTGAGTCAGTCCCGGATGTACCCGTTGCGTCATGCGCAACAGCAGCATACGGTAGGCTCTGGTTCGGAGCACCCACAGGTGAGCCACAGATGGTGTACTGGTCTGACACCCTGATCGCAGACGGCTGGACAGAGGGATTCTCTGGCAGCCTGAACCTAGCCACTGTCTGGCCCAATGGGTACGATGAGGTGGTAGGGATCGCAGCACACAACGAGAGGTTAATCATCTTCGGACGTAACTCCTTTGTGGTGTACTCAGGGGCTACTGACCCCACCAACATGGAACTAGAAGACGCCATCGCTGGCGTGGGTTGTGTGTGGAGGGATTCAATCGTACACACAGGTGAGGACATCGTGTTCTTATCCTACACAGGGGTCAAGTCCCTGGCCCGAACGGTGTTGCAGAACCAACTCCCGTCTGGAGACCTGACCGCGAACATACGCAACAAGTTGATTGCGGACATCGTCCAAGAGACAGAGAACGCGATTGCCGGTTACAGTCAAGAGGAGACAATGTATGTCATCACCTTCAAGACTTCAGGAACAACGTACTACCTCGACTACAAGAGCACGCTGGAAGAGGGGAGGAAGAAGTGCACAGTCTGGCCCGGCACGCCCTTTCAAGCGTGGTACCGTGGCGACGATGGGGTCCTGTACACAGGGGGGCTAGGCGGCTTCGGCACCTACGCTGGTTTCCAAGATGCTGGTGCATCGTACAGGTTCCAGTACTACGGACCTGCCCTGACATTCGGAGACGCAAGTCGAATCAAGATTGTCAAGAAGCTGATTAGCACGATAGTCGGCGGAGTCGGTCGGAGTATGACCGTGTTCTGGGGATACGGATACGGATCTAGTTACGAGTCCGAGGTATTCACTATACCAGCGGGGTCCGTCGCTGAGTTCGGTATAGCAGAGTACAACACAGCAGCAGAGTACTCGACAGGTGTGGCCACGACAGACGCGGATACGAACACAACAGGATCGGGTGAGGTGGTACGAGTCGGCATTGGTGTCGATGTTAACGGTGGGGAGTTCTCCCTTCAACAGCTACGTGTCCATGTAATCATGGGAAGGATAGTATAATGCAAGAACTATTAGGATTGTTAGGACTGGCTGGCGGCGGGATGATGGTTAAGAATGCCTATGACACCCTCGGTGATGTCGGAGAGCAGGGCCTGGAACAGGGTCGTGCCATAGGGCAGGAAGGGGCCGACATGGCGAACTTCACAGGCTACGGTGTCACGGGTCCTACAGGATCACAGACCATCGACGCTGCGGGTAACTCCCAGTTCGACCTGAGCACACAGCAGCAGGGCATGATGGACCAGTACGGGGGTGCGTCCTCTGGGTTCGCGGCTGATGCCACTATGGATCAGTCGGGACGTGAGGGTGACATCTACGAACGCATACGTGCCATGCAAGCACCAGGGGAGGAGCGAACAGCTCTGAACTTGGAGAACAGACTACAGCAACAGGGCCGTGGTGGTATCAGTACAGCGATGTACGGAGGTACCCCTCAGGAGTTCGCCATGCAGAAGGCTAACGCTGAAGCTCGCAACACAGCAGCGTTCCAGTCCATCGGAGATGCACGGGCTCAGCAGGCACAGGACGTACAGTCCTCCGGCATGTTCGGACAGTTGCAGTACGCCCCGCAGTCAGCACTGCTGGACACAGCACAGGCAGGCAACCAAGCGTTCGGCTTCCAAGACATCGGCAGGCGTCAAGGTGCCACCATGTTCTCTGAAGCAGCAATGGGTGGATTGGATGTATCGCTGGGTGCACAGCTGGGTCAAGCTAACCTCGCAGGGAATGTAGGTTCTAGTCTGATAAGTGCATCGGGCAACTTACTAGGTAACGCAGCATCGGGCGGAGGAGACTTCCTCGACAACCTGCTGGCGTCAATTGGATTAGGATAAGGGGTACAGTATGGCACGTTTAAGTTCAAATCTAGTACAGGGTTTAATGAACCCCGCGTACGCCGGTCGCCTTAGTGATTCCATCACCGGGGGTGTAGCCGATATCCAAGCTGGCTATCAGCAGCGGAGGGCTCGGGAAGCGAAGGAGAGCATGACTCAGATCATGCTGAATGGAGACCTGTCTGATCCCCGGGTACAGAACTCAATGACAGCAGTAGCTTCACAGATGGGACAAGACCCTACGATAGCTACTGACATGATCGAGCAGGGTCAGGCAGCCCAACGCAGGGAGGAGGACCAAGCCCAGCAGAAGGCAGCCTTCAAGATGCAGGTGGCTAAGCACGACTACACCATGAAGACTGCTAAAGAGGCGGATGAGCTGAAGAAGGCAACGGCTGTAGCTGCTGCACGTATCAGCAAGCAGCCCGAGAAGATGGAGGAGATCATAGCCGGTCTCCCCGTGGAACAGCAGTCCGCTGTGCGTACGGCTGTCATCGAGAAGATGGAGTTCGAGACATCAGTGATGCAGTACAACGAGGAGGCGAAGGGTAAGACTACCTTCAGTACTGAGACGTTGGAAGCAATGGCTGAGACAGAGGGGATGGCGGACCCGTTGGCTGTGTACGAGAAGATGAAGACTCAGTACCCACAGGGTGCTAAGAAACTCTTGCTCAAACAGTACGAGGCGGTGCGTCAGAACGAGATGATGATTGGCCGTTCCACTGCACAGAGGAACAAACCACTGACATCTACCGAGACCAAGAACGCTATGGCGTACGTGGACAAAGTGTTCGATCGCAGCAAGACACTGGGTTCCATGTTCTCTGGGGCAATGCCTTGGAACGACGCGACGCCGGACCCCGAGGCACTGAAGGCCGCTGTCGCTAAGCGGCTGGCCTACAAGAAGCGGGACCCGGAGTACGACCCCACACCTGAGGCGGTCGATCAGATCTTCATTGACGTGGCACGAGAGCACATGCCCTCTGTTCTTTCAGAGGAAGAGAGAGCACCGGCGCAAGCTGGTCCAGCACTTACCGGGCAGACTGGCACAGTCGCAGATGGCAGGACAGTCAGCGAAGGCAAGGATGGGAGCTGGTACTACGACGACGGATCTAAATACGAGGAGTAACACATGGCAGTACCATCAGGCATCACACTCAACGAAGACACGAGTATCCCGAAAGGGATCACCCTGTCCGGTACTGCCCCAGCTGGCATCACTCTCAACACACCTAAGAAGGAAGCATTCGTACCCGAGGAGATCACAGTAGGTGGTGTTGCTTCTGAGTTCGCACGAGGGGCTAACACCTCTGTTGCGGAGATGCTGGACTTCCTATCCGTCGGTACTATCAATGCGGGACTCCGTCTTGCTGGCTCGGACACACAGTTGCCCACCTTCATGGATGGGTTCCGGGCTATCGAAGACGCAGTATACGGGAATGACGATCAAGAAACACAGCGGCAGTTCATGCCCTCAGGCACCGCCCGAGATATCACCAAGGCAGCTGGTATGGCTGCTACAACAGCCCCCGGTTTCATGTCCGTCAAGAGAGCAGCTACTACAGGTAACTACGCCCTTGATTGGCTTGGCCTCGGGAGTACTGTCACTGATGACGTTGCACGAGAGCTTACGGAACAAGGCGTCAAGATAGCTAAGTCCCGCAGTGCCGACTGGCACAAGCTGGGTGATGACTTCCTTGAGACGGACGAGGACATCTACCGGATGGCCAACCTCGCAGGTAAGCGTGACGTGATAGAGAAGAACCGTGTCTTCATGGCAACGCACCAAGATGTTATGGACAAGATCGTGAAGGAGCAGGGACCTGCGTACAAGCCCACTGATATGATTGTCACTCAGCACACTATCCCTGAGTCCCACATCAAGCCGAGCCTCACCCGTGTGGTAGAGGACCTGGATGAGATCTACGGCGTATCACCCAAGAAGACACTAGAAGTACTGAAGAAGAAGGGAGGACTGAAGGTTGACACTGACCCACTGGCACTCCGCACGGTAGACAAGCAGTTCAAGCAGGAGAACCTACGAGAAGGTATCGACGTCAGCTGGTGGGAGCATATCGCCTCACCGATGACCGAGACTCTTCGTCGTCATGTCGGGGCTAATGTTGCTGGGCATTGGGAGCGTGCGGTGGAAACCGCTACACGTAAGCAGGCTCGAGTGGCCGCTGAGATAGGGGAACCTATCAAGGATATCGCTAAGCTCGCTGACGACAACGAGACGTTCAAGGCTGTGCTGTTGGACTTCCACCGTAGTCCTGTACAGAAGATGGCAGAAGCACGCAAGATGATCCAAGAGAACCTGGGTGATGAGGCTGTGAAGTCTTTCGACACCTTCATTAAACAGGCAGGCAAGCAGGCTACCGCAGGGCGTAAGCACCTGTACAAGCCTGACTCCGGGTTCGATGACATCTACTACTTGCACTCTAGCAAGAAGGCGAAGAAGCGGAAGGGGTGGGTACAGAAGCCCGTTGACCCGCACACCTCAAAGCCCGGTGCCCTCAAGGCCCGTGGACGGAAGGCAGGGTGGGACATGGAGGTGGACGAGCTGGCCGAATACGCCAACCCCATCCTGACACACCTGAAGCACATGTCAGACGAGGAAGCCCTCATTGAGGTAGCCAAGAAGTTCAAGCTGTCACCCACTATGGGGAAGGGCGGTACTACTCTTGACCTGTTCAAAGGTGTAGAGGCCAAGCTGGTAGCAGACGGGATAGACCCCGAGCGTGCTAAGCTGGCCAACGACCTGATGCACGGTGCACAACAGGGGGCTACTAAGATACCGCCCCCTGCTGTTCGTGCGTTCATGGCTATGGGATACGCTGGTACGCTGGCGCAGTTCAAGTCGGCCATGCTGAACCTTCACGACGTGTTCGTGTCTATGACCAACAACGGCATCAAGCCCACTATGAAGGCACTGATGCAGACCACTAACGGGGCGTTCGGCAAGACCCTGAAGAACATGGGTATTGGTGATGACCAGTCGGTAGGAGAGTTCGTCAAGCAGTTCGACGACACCATCTCGAACCCCGGTAAGTGGGACAAGGTAGCTGACAAGGCCAGTAAGGTGACTCAGTTCTCTTTCAGGTGGTCAGGCTTTGCTGCGATGGATCGGATAGGTAAGGGAGTTGTGTTACGTTCTGCCTTGAACAAGGCTAGGGACGCAGCCCGTAAGGGTGAGCTGGTGAAAGAGTGGGGGCACATGCTGTCCACACAGGAACTCCAGCGTGTACGCAAGCACCTTGCAGGTACTCAGAAGGTTGAGGACATGCCTCTCCACGTTCGTAGGTTGATTGAGGAGGCTTCGTTCTCTAAGTTAGGAGAGCAGCAGTTGATCTCAATGGCTGGACGTCCACTGGCATACGCCAACAACACGTTCGCACGTCCACTGTACGCGATGACTGGCTTTGCTATTAAGCAGAAGGCTATGTTCCGTAAGAACTTCCTGGATGAGCTACACAAGGGCAACATCAAAGAGGCAGCATCATACGCAGCTAGGTACACGCTGTTCGCTGGACTGGGCTACGGACTGATCGACGAGACTCGTGGTACTGTGTTCAAGGGAGAGGACTTCCATGCGGAAGACATCTTGTTTGGGGCACTGGAGCAGATGGCTAGCGTGGCTACGCTGAACCGTGTAGGTGATACCTATACGTTCCACAAGCTCGCTGACGATGCACCAGCATTCCTCCTGGAATCTGTGCTGCCACCGATGGGATTGGTAGGGGCTATGGGTAAGACTGCTTCTAATATGATTCTTAATGGGGTGTGGGACGACGAGATAGCTAGGAAGTTCCCGATAATTGGAGACTTCTATAACTACTACTGGTTCCCGAGACAGGGCAAGGCTGGCCGTGACAAGCAGACCAAGGTTGGGGAGGCTTACGAGGTATTCAAATCCTATGGAGAAGACTGATGGTAGTATGGTTGTTACTGGTAATCCTACAACCCGGGGGTGATCCCCAGATTGTAGGTGTTATGAAGAACGAGGCTAGCTGCCAGGTGACAGCGATGCAGCTGAGTGAGCTTCCGCATAACGGCAACATCTCTTTCGGATGTTCTCAGGCAACGAGAGTATAAGAGCTTCGATATGGAGAGTGAGATGAGCATTCAATGCGAGTGCCTCATCCCTCTCCTTTTTTATCGTCTCCAATTCCTTGTCCATTTCCCGACGTATCCGCTGTTTGTGCCACACCTCCTGCACCTGCGCCAGATCCTCCAGAGCCTGAACCAACGGGTCGATATACGTACCGGTCTCCTTCCCAGTATCGCTCGTAGAGCTGTTGGCGCGGTGGCCGTATGGGTCCCACTGCTTTACTATTGGTAAAAGGTCCCGTTTCGAATTCATATTCCGCATACTCCTGAGTTGCACTGCTGCTCGCTATTTTCTTCAAAGACCACTCCTTTGTGACGCACGGCTGCTTTGTACGCACACGGGGTGAGAGGCTGACCGCCCCTCGCTCCGTCAGGGTACACCGTGAAGCCTCGTAGACGAGGGGCATACCTTGCGAGTGTCTGTGCAAAAGGAGCCACTGTGTCTTCGTTATTGAGATCACTCCCCCAACTGGGCATGTTAATAGTTGACGAGATAGCCATATCCACGTAATCCTGGACATCCGCTTGGAAACCAAGACGTCTCTCGAAGTCATCAGTAAGGGCCACCGAAGTTTCAATCCCATTAGGCTCGAGCGCATGCTCCTTGATAAGGGCTTCCGCAGTTGAGTCCACAACGTATTCATACTTCCACTTATCACCACCAACAAGATACCGACGCTTGTAAGCAACGGCAAAGAGAGGCTCGATTCCGGTGGTTGTCCCAGCAATAATACCAATAGTACCAGTGGGAGCAATAGCGCGGTAAGCCACAGGGCGAGAGATACTAAGCCTATCACAGAGACTGTTGGCAGACCTTTCACTTTCTTCTCGGTAGACTTCGAGCCACTTCCGAAGCTCGGCATTAACTTCATATCGGTATCCTCTTTTAAGTAACCATTCATGGATGCCCATCAGTCCCAGACCGAGACGACGGTTCTTCTTCCTTACCGCATAGACCTTATCGTAAGGAAGATCCGCTGTGATAGTGCCGCAAACGAGGAACCCAGATGCCAGCCTAACAACAGCACGGAACTCGTCAAGCGTTTCGATCCTGCCCATGTTAACTGAACCAAGGTTGCACACATCAGAGTCGTCTTCGGACGTGACCTCGGTACATGCGTTGCGTAACGTTTCATTCTCTTTATCTCCAAAGTTAAAGCTGAAGCCGGGCTCCCCAGTCTGGAGGGCTTGTCGGCAATTGTCAATGAATATAGGAGGTAGCTGTCCATTCTGCACACGGTCGAGGAACTTGTCATCGTAGTTCAAGGAGACGTTTGTCATGTCAAGGGGTGCGTACGCATTGAAGTTGTGCGCCTTGCAGTCCCGCAGTGACACGCCCGGGGCGACCTCCATCTTGTGCCAGTCCTTCACACGTAAGAAGTCCTCCGCATCTCCATGCATCCAGTTCAGAGAGGCGTATATAGCAGACCTTCGGGAACCTCCTTGCATGACATTCCTTCCAATCTCGTTGATGCTGTGCATGAGTGGGATTGGGCCTGAAGCAACTCCACCTGTTCTGCCAAGAGGCGAGCCTTGAGGCCGAAACACACTGTAGTCACAGCCAATACCCCCACCAGACATGAGAGCATCGCTGCTTCGTTTACATAAGTTACCCCATTCTTCACGTGTATCCTCCTCACCTTTCATTAGGTAACAGTTGTTGTAGTACCGGGCACGACGCCCCGCGTAGTATATGTACCGACCACCCGGCATGAACTTGAAGTCCTTGATGTACTGTTCCAGCTCGCCCTGTGTATCGGGGGGCATGAGGTTCTGTGTTACATCAAAGGAGATATCGTGAGCCTTCTCGGCCCACGTCTGCTCCGGGAATAGTGCGTACTTCTGTTTGAATATGTTCTCTGCGAACGAGTTCCTGAACTCTGTCATATCAGATCCATGTTCTCCACCTGAGTCAGGAGCTTCTCTAACTCAGTCTTGTAGAACTCCACGTCAGCTATCAGTTGTCCGTTCTGTAGGACAGCTTCGAGCAGACGCTCCTTGAGTTGCTTGTTCTCTATGTATAAGTCACGCATTATCATTCTCCTCTAGTTCAATGATAGCAAGCAAGTTCCATGCAGCATGTGCTACATGTGGCTTGCCGCTCTCTGTGTCTAGGTACTCCGTGAAGGACTGAAAGATATGGCGCAATGCTGCATCCATGTATCTGTTCGGCCCGTCCGGGACATCCCGCCACCCGTTGTCTGTGTACTTCTCTGCACCGAATGTGCCTATCTCTGCTACCAGTGTGAGTGCCTTAGAGAATGCACCCAGAACAAGCCCCATACGAGGCTTGCCTGCGTCCACCTTAGCACCCGGGTCGTGCTGATCACGACCAGTCGGGTCTACTTCCATCGTTCCCCCTACTGTACGTTCATCTTCATCGACTTCCGTTTCTCTTTCTCGAGCACGGACAGACGGTCTCGACCCCATCCACCACAGTCCATACAACGGAAGCGATGATAGCGACCAGCTTGTGTGGTAGTGTACCCTCGGTAGTGGAGCGCATCGCTTCCACACTTCGGGCAAGTAGGTTCTTCCGCTTCGTCGAACACTGCGATGTTCGGGTGGTTCTGCATCCAGGGTCGTAGTGCGACATATACATTCTCCAGTAGGTGCACGTCTTGTATGTTGTACTTCACCATAGTCTCGAAGGACTCGATGTCACCATCCATACAGCCTTCCCAGATCTTCCAGCCACCTGTCTCCATCTTCTGACCGACACCCAGGAACTTGCCTATCTCATCCAGTCTATTACTGGTGAGGGCGAAGTACTTGCGTGCTTCCAGTAGCGTGTCGATCTTACGCACCGGACTCGGAGGGTCCATACCGTGGAACAGGAAGCGAGCGTTCATCTTCTTGATGTCGAACTTGTTCCCGTTGTGGGCAACGACGATATCCGCCTTGTCTATCATAGCGTGAAGGGACTCACAGATTCCCTTGTCGCACTTGGGGTCACCGTGGAGGTGATTACTGTCATAGTGTATCGTGTCCTCCCCGAGCCACTTGGCTGCCCACGTCAGCATGTACCACTGCTTGCGCAGCATGTTCATACCAACGTTCTGCTTCCAGATACCCCACACGTATGCTGATAGGGGTGCTGTCTCGATATCAAATATCAGTATCTTTGCTGCCATCTTCAATAACCTTCTTCAGTTGGGACTCGAACCGGTGTACTACCGTCTCGCGAATGTCGGATGGTACTGCAATCAGGGCAGCCAGCAGGAGTTCAACTCCGTTAGCTGACGCCTTCTGTTCGCCGTCGATGATCCGAGTGTTGTCAAGCACTACCTTGAGCATGTCATCTACGTGACCTTGAATACGCTCATTTGCTTCCATTGGTTCTCCTAGTCTTAGTCCGTCGTCGTCTTCGTTTGTGCCCATGCGTGTGATGCAAGGGGTTCTCATGGTACTCCGTGGCCCAGTACTCAAGTAGGTTCGTGAGGAACAACACAGGGTCGTCGCCTCTGCTCCTCTTACCTGCCCAGTTAAGTATGCGCCCCTCTGCTGAGTTGCATGATCGGTGCAACGCTTGTCTCACATGGCCTGTCTCATGACAGTGGTCGAGAGTGGCATCCGGAATGATTAACTCCTCCTTGCACAGAGGACAAACACCCTTCTGACTCTTGACGAGCCGCTCTCGGTACGGCTTGATCTCTGCTGCCTTAAGTTTGGTCATGATGATCCAAGATAGAGTAGACTAGTCCCTCTATGTAAAGTCCCAAGTCAGTGACCACTCCATCATTCAAGTCTATTCCATAGTTGATAAGCTCCCTTGCGTTCCTTATAATGTCATCCATCTGGCACAAGGTGTACCCGTCTAACTGTTTGGCCTCCATAATACAGGGCTCCCGTCTTCGTGTAGTTCTCGGACCATCCAGAGGAGATCAACCTGCTCATACAGGTACGCCTCATCGTAGCCCCCCTCCTCGTATACCTGCTTGACAATCTCCCAGGTGTCAGTCCCGTCGGAGTCCATCAGGATACTGTACGCCTTGACTGGGCCGCACCGAGGGAGACCTGGGATGTTATCCACCCCGTCTCCTGTCAGTAGTTGTGAGTAGAAGAACCACATACCAGTACCCTTGAGCTTCTTCACGACCTTCCCACTTGGGGTAGTGTGTTCAATCAGCTCGATGGCACCCTTGTCGTCCACCAGGAGGGGTCCGTACTCTCGTTGAGCACCGCACTCCCATCCGTAATGCCAACCGGGCACCATCCGGAGGTCCTTGTCCCTTGTACATATAACTGTCTGGTACTCTTCCTTGTACCACTTTGCTGCACTGCATTGTTCGATAGCCATCAGGTCGTCAGCCTCCAGCCCCTCGACAAGCCTAGTGTCGTACTGATTGAACATGAACACTGTGATATTCTGCCAGTGGTAGGGCTTGTCAGGCTTTCGCTTCCCCTTATATGGCTTACTCACAGCGACATCGTTCCGGAAGTTCTCCTTACCGGTGAGGAATAAGATAGGAGGTCTGGTGCCGCCAGCGGCCACGCAGATCTGCTCTATCTTTCTTCGTAGTACCTCTTCGCAGTAGTCCCACGACGAGGGGTCGCCCTCTTCTCGTTCGCAGATGGCACCCACCTCGTACCGTAGGACGTCCGCATCAATGAGCGGTATCATACTTCTTCCGCCCCATTGGGTCCCCATATACGAGCCCACCCTCCCCTCTTAACACACTGACGAGCCCAACCCTGTGCCTCCTCTAGTATGTCGTAGGATATGCACCACATGTCGTCACCCACTCTCCGAGTTCTTTGGGAGTACTCTACTGTGTACTTCCTACCCCCTGCCCCCGCGCGCATCAGTGTACTGGCTCCTCTGTTCCCGGGAATGCTACGATGTTCTCCTGCTCGGTACCCTGTGGTACCTGGGGTATGGCGATGATGTCACCGAGGCACTCATCAGAGAAAGACCAGTCGTCCTCCCACATGACAGGCACATATGATATCCCGTTGTCCTGCCAGAGAGGTCCTACGATAGACCCCTCACGGGGGTTGTCTTTACGTCGTACTTGAAATGCAAACATATGTTATCCTTATTATTAGAATGGTACGTCGTCGCCGCCTATGGAACCGTAGTTGTCACCGCCAGCAGGGCAGGGGGTGTCGTCTACAATATCCTTCGCAGCATCAGCCTGCGGGTCAGCGATGGGTATGATACCCAGCTCCTTCTGCAACACAGACCCCTCGAACTCTAGGTTGCTAGTGATGACACCCTGAACCCACTCAGGCAGGGAGGTAAAGACCTCGAGATCTGGGTCCTCTAATGAGAAGAACTTACTCTCGTTCACCAACTCAGCGATAGCCAGCCCCTTCATGGGTCCAGTCACACCACCTACGTTGTTGTAGATCTTACCATTGGCCTTGCTCTTGTTGTTCACCACGGCCACTACACATGCCTTGCCGATCATCAGTGCCCAGTCCCCCTCGAACTCACCCTTGGGGTCGAGTGCCTTGTACCGGATGGTACTCTTGGCACGCTCACTGTTCAGACCGAACAGGCAGAACCGTTCACTCACCCAACGAGCCTTGTCCGGACGGTCGTTACCGTCGTCGTCCTTCATGAACTCAGTGCCCAACTCGTAGGTCACCATGATCTCGTTGGCTGGTCGCTTCTGCTTCCCTTCATAGGGACGCTGTGCTTGCAGGCCGAGGTCGATAACCTGTGCAATACGTGCGGGGTAGTTGTCTGCATCCAGAACATCCTGTTGCACACCGCCACCGCCTGTGTTGTTAGCTTTTAATGTCATACTATATTCCTCTTGTTATTTAAACTACGAAGTTCCAATCGTCTGCCAACAGGTCAGCTTGAGAACAAAGCCAAGGTATTTTACCACCCACTGCTGAAGACATGTAGACATACGGCTCGGTCATCTTACTCTTGATGTCGGGCTCCTGTATCATGATGAACATATCTTCCCCGTTCCAGCCGGTGCGCTGCATAGGGTACCCGTCCTCCATGTTCTTCACAACTTCACCAATCCTCATACTCGTTTCCTTTTCATTAGTCTTTGTTGGAGACCAGACAACTGATGTGACAGTTGCTTGATCGTCCGTGCTTGGTTCTCTATTATGAAAGCATCATCCGCCATCACAAGCAGGAGTTGCTTGATACGCTCCTCCAGCTCACCTTCCCTAGTGCGTCTCGCTCCAGTCTCGTCCAACTTCGCTTTCTCCCTTATGCTCGCACGCGATTCCGAGGAACTCTCCCGCTTTCCTGATGCTGTCTCTCCCGAGACGGGCGAATTCCTCTCGGCAATCATCTCGGACCTCAGTCTGGAACTCGTCATGGATGTTGGCGATGAATCCGTATTCTTTCCCATGTGTCCATCCTCTTTCTGTACACCATTTATATAAGAAGCACAGTGCGTACTGCATCATGATAGCCTCATCGGATTGAAGCACGTACACCAGTAGGGTGTGTTCCTTCTCAATCCTGATGGGCCTACCATCCAACCCGGTTATGATTCCACCGGAGTACCTCACCTTGCCCCACTTGTATTCCTTCTTAGCTGTCCTCCGCCACTCCGTTGTTAGTTCGTTGACCAACCTCTCGAGCCCGGGTGACACGCTAAGCAATGCCTTCCTGATCATAGCACCCTGTTGTGTGGACACCCCTGCTACACTAGCGAGCTTGGGGTCTGTCGCACCGAACATGAATGCGTAGTTAAGATTCTTGCACACCTTGTACGTTGCATCAATCCCTGCTATTGCTTTAATAGCACGCTGATTGACATAGTGTATAGATGTCTTGGCTTCTTTGGCACCCTCGATCAGGGTCTTGGTGAAGGCGGGGTCACCCACCCGGCCAGCGAGCATCCTGTTCTGGCAACCAGCCGAGTCAACACCAATGATGCTGTACCCGGGTTTGCTTATGAACAGTTTCCGCATGGCTGTACCGTAGAACGTACCACCACCCGGGACGTTGACTATCCCACGATGAGTAAGCCTACCCGTGGTAGCGATGGTTCCTATTGACTGCGCCACTCTCCCATCCTTCCTCTGGTTGTCCACCCATCCCTGGATCTGACTCCTCCGGTGTCTGCACTGCACCCGCTTCGCTATCAGACGACCAACGCCCCCGTTTATTCCCTCGAAAGGGTCGTCGTGCTTCATCTTCGGGGAGGTCGGTTTCCCATCCTTGTAGTTCCACTCCCTCGGTATCCACCCCTGACTCAACAGGTACTCCTTCACCTGTGCGTTGCTCCCCAAGTCCACCTTCTGGAAGTCCAGTCGAGAGTACGGCCCCATCACTGGGCGGCATTTCAATGGGAGCCCGGAGAGCTGGATGAAATTCATCGTAGCTTGAGCGTACTGGCCGTTCTTCTTGAACGGTTTCTTCGTCCACGAATATACCCCTTGATTCTTTGTACTGCGTAGACAACGGAAAGGCAGGATAGGTAGAAGCACCCGATCTATTCTTTCCATCCACGTGGTTAGTTGATGAACCCTCTTTGTTGCTTGGACGTCGTTGAACAACCATCCGTATTCCTCCTGTAGTTGTAGTATCTCAAACAGTTTATGTGTCAGCCGGTTAGCTGGTGCCCAGTCGCCACCCTTCCCCTCTTGCACCAGTGAGTTGAAGATCATGTGTTGTATCTCAACATCCTCACTGCACCGATGCATCATCTCGGGGCTGAACTTGCTCCAGTCCTCATGCTCCGGCTTGTGCCTGCCGAAGCGGACACCCCACGCCTCTACTGAGTGAGGTGTACGACATCCTTTCGGAATCCTACGGTACGGGTCTTGCAGTCGTGACATGAGAAGAGTGTCAACAACCTTACCCTTGTACTTATATCCGTGGACCTTCCGCAGAAGTGGCATGTCGTAGCCGATGCCGTTGTGCATGATGAGGCAATCGCATCCATCCATGAATCGGAGCATGCCTTCCACATCTTCAGGTCCGAATCTAAATACCTCCCCAGTTTTGATGTCTTTGAATACTCCACACCAGACAACGGTGGCACTCTCCAAGAGACCATCAGCTTCGAGGTCCGCTACACACGTCCTTCCCATACTTATTCTCCATCTCTTCCCTGAACCGTTGCACTACCTTACGTATGTTGGCCTGGCTCATGTCTACGTACTCAGCTATCTCCTTGCAGGTGTACCCCAGTATGAGGTAGTCCCGGATTGCTGTTTGTTTCGGTGCTGGCTTGTCGGCGATCTCTTCCATGATGATCTTGGCCATCTCTTCCGTGAGCTGCACCTGCTCGAGAGGCTCACCGGCCTCCTCGTCTGCGTCCACCGTGTCACGATTACCACCCTGCAACCTGTCCGCCTTCTTGAAGTCACGGCATGCGTTGTTGATGATGGTGTTGACCCAGTGAGAGAAGGGTTGCGGTCCAGTCCAGCCCTCTATGTACTTCAGGGCTCGAGTGAACCCCTCCTGCACACAGTCCTCTGCGTTACCGAGGCCACCCACCCAGCCCGACCGCTTCTTGCATAGCTTCTCGAAGTTGTGGGTGTAGTACCCTTCGAGTACCTTGAGCTTGTCCGCTTTTGCTATCCTCATAGGGACACCCCGTCGTTGACGTACACCTTGATCACATCTATCCTGTTGTACTCATGACAGAACCCGCCCTCGTTGCGCCAGCGGTCTGCCTGTACATGGGCTAGAGCCTCCGATGAGTACAACTCCTCACGGGCGTCGTCCTCCCAGGCCTCCCGCCACACCACACGCCAGATGTTCAAGCGGTCACCTCAGGCATTTTCATGACCAGCCACCGTCGTAGTAAGAGAACACCAATAAGGCAGCGAGTGCTGCTACACATATCATAGTTGTCATTTGTATCTCTCCGTTCTCTCGGCCCAAAGAAGCCCGGCTATTGCCGCGCATAAGAATCCAGCCACGAATAAACCTATCACGATCCGTGCCTACTTATGTACTCGACAACCACAAGGGCTGCCAGCACAAATGGTATTGCCCGACCACCCCAAAGGTAGTAAGGATTAACTTTACTATATCTCATTGAACATTCCTGTGTTAAAGTCCCAGTACAGTGGCACGGTACCGGACACTCCGAACTCCCTATCCTCAAGGATGTCGAGGTAACGTATGTTCCGTTCCTCTAGTGGAAGCTCGGGGTCTTTGTTTCCACGTACCCCAAACATATAGTTGCATGAACGCATCATCGCACGGCTCCCCGCAAACTGAGTTGACAATACCCTGCCCCCTCTCTCATGTGGGTCACCCATCAGCGGTGCTTTCAAGTGACAGAATAGATAGGCGGTGAACTCATGATCCTTAGCCATCGCACTGATCTCTGCTGCTATGCCAGTGAGCTTCTCATTAGCTTCACCCGCTGACATCTGATTGGTTAGGCATGTGATCGGGTCTATCATAACGTCCCGCACCCCATCGTTCACGACGGTGTACAGTATGTCCTCCTTCAGCTGGTCCCAGTTCACAAACTGGTAAGCATCACAGAAGATTGCGTTGTCTCCGATCAAGGGTTCAGCTGCATCCCACGCCTCCCTATCGAAATCCATGTTCGGGTCGTGGAAGATACGGCCAGCTGCCTTGCCTACTAACATCTTGTAACTCTTTGCCATTGCCTCCTCGGGCTTCGCCATGTACACTCGCAAGCCATGCTCTACAATCAAATGCTTAGCTATAGCGTTAACGAACTCTGACTTACCCATCTTGACACCGGCGCCTATGTATATTGTTTCACCCCTACGAATACCCCTCGTGTATTCAGTAAGCTTCTTCCAAGGCCAACTGAGCCCGGCGACCGGTGGCTCCCGTGCAACCTCTCGGAGAGAAGCACCATAAACCAGTCGGGAGTTCTTCGGCTTCGATGCTCTGAACACGACTGCTGACTTCGCAGCTTTAGATGCCCCCTCCATAAGGCAAGCGTTTGCATCCTTGCATGGTAGCGTAGCGACTTGGGCCTCTGGAAAGACACGGCACACCTGTTCAGCAGCCTCCACCCCCGCTTCGTCAGTGTCAAATACAAGGACAACGCTTTGGAAGTGCTTCTTAATTGCTTCGGAGTGACGGAGGACATCTCTCGCAGCACTGCCTGCGCCGCTTGTGATCGAAACCACGGCTGGGTTATTGTCGGCGTACTGCGTACCTGCTTGCCCGTCCTTGAGTATTTGATAGAGCGCAACCGCATCGAACTCTCCTTCTGTTATGTAAAGTACCCGCTCACCACTGCGTAGTGCACGGCCCCATCCAAACATGTTGGCACCCTTGAAGGTACCCATCGTATACATCCGTGTCTTGTCTTGAAGATCACGGAACTTGTACGCTGCAAGGCCACCGTCCTTACCGTAAGGGAAGAACACACCCTGTGGTGTGACTCCGTCCCCCTCGTTGACGGTTACCTTGACACCGAAGTACTCGAGTGCATACTTCTTGAGCTTACGTTTAGGTAAAGCTACTGTCGTGTAGTCTAATCCTATCTGCGTAACCTCTGCCCTCTTCTCCGCCGCGTTCTTAACATGGAACACAGGCACTGGCTTGTCGCCATACGGGTCGTCAACTATGGTACCACATGGGAAGCAGTACCCATTGACCGACCCATCCTTTTGTTGAAACACTTGCAAGCCGTCGCTACTACCACAACTATGAGGTAGCTTCTCTACACAGTCACCCATTACGACTCCCTGAAGGCAACCCACACTGCTAATGCTCCAAGCATTAACATAGTGTAGACTGTCCAACCTTTAGACATTAACTCTAACACTTACTATCTCCTAGTTATTTCTTACAGCTTCCATCGCCAAGTAGATTCCAGTCACACTAGTGAAGTCATCTTCGATGGCGTACCGTAGTGCGAGGGGAGAGAACCGAGACATGTCCGGGTCACCTCCCCCTAGATCCCCGAACGAGTGGGTAATGTGAGCATCCATCATCTCTTCAGCCATGTCGCATCCTGCCTTGATCATTTCTTCTGTTGGGTATTCAACCATTGCCTATCCCTTTTCGGATCTTGTATATATATAGACTAAGACCAGACCGTTTTTGTGACAGTGAGATCTGTGATTTTTCTAAAAAGTTCAATCTCGATTTATCTTATCCCAACGATGGTGTTTCCTCCACTTCTCCTGCTGGAGACTCTTGATCAGTGCTTCCACTCTCTCCTCCAGCTTCTCTATACGAGCGAGTGCTACGACGGGGCACAGGTCACCACCCCCTTCCTTGCACTTGCATCCGTTCATGAGTCATCCCCCTGTAGTGCGTCGTACCTATCATCCCAGTCGTGATCGACCTGATTGAACTTGGCCTCACTCAACAGGACTTTAGCCGTCCCGATGTACTGGCTCTGCTCATGCACCTGATCCTGCATAATGGTACGTTGTGCCTTCAGGAACTTTACCTTCTCCTCCAGCCTCAGTATCTCAGCACCCAGAACCCTCTTCGTCTGCTCAAGCCCTTCTTCATAGGCTTTACTCCTAGCCTCCAGCTCCTTGATGCGGGACTCCTCCCCGCAGATAGGGCAGTACCACTTACTCATAATCATACTCCGACTCTAGTGCATTGAAGAACTTCAGGCCTGAACCCAAGGCTCCCGCCTTGCCAACGTAGCGACGGCGACCGATGATGGGGGTGTTGAATACAACAGCATCCCACTCATACATCACTCGACCCTGCCCGTTGACCATCACTGCGGACGTCTGCAGCTTGTACCTCTTAATGATCTCATCCTGCGTCATGCTTGTACCTCTCAATAGCAGCGGAGTAACGCTCGAGAGTAGTACCCTCCAGCCCCGGTGCACAGTTGATCTCAAGGACGTATGCTTCATCGTCCCTCTCGTTGAAGACAACATCGACAGCACCGAAGTCCAGCTTCAATGCCTCGACAGCTTTCATTGACTGATCCACCACCTGCACGGGAGGGTTGACCTCCATGTGCTCGAAGATGAACCCGTTGTCGTGGTTCCGTACCTGCCAGTTGACCTGGTCGTCCGGCACATCGAGGCGTCGCGCCTTGCGCTGGAGCATGATGATCTCATCACGGAAGACGTGAACACGCCACTCTGAGATCTTCTTGATGTACCGTGTGTACAGAGGAGCAGGAACCATCTCCTCCATAGTGCTGGCCATGACTATGCCATCACCACCGTAGCCGGTGAGCTTCTTACGGCACACCACCTCTTGGCCGTGGAGTATCCAGCTCTTGGCGTAGGCTATGTCGTCGGTGAAGGGAGGGATACTAACCCCCGCCTCCTCCATAGCTCGGAAGGCAGCCAGCTTATTGCCCGCCTGCTTGACAGCTATGTGCCTGTTCAGCACGTTAGCCTCTGCCACCCCTCGGGGCATGGTACTGCTGCCCCAGTTGACAACCACCTTGAGGGCGGTGCCAACGAACTTGCTTCCCTCCCGCTTGATGCGGCGGGAGTTAGATGCCTTGGCGAGAGCCTTGGCACTGTGTGAACCCGCCTTGTACGGGTAGATGAATGATTTCATTCCATGTCCTCCTCGTCTTCGTCTAGTTGTTCGTCCATCTCTGCGATCTCTATCTCTCTCACAGCTTGCAAGAGAGCCATAGGCAGACGAGCGTTTGTGTGCTTACCCAGTATGATATCCATCCAGTGGTTGGAGAAGAAGGAATTGAGACGTTCAATCCCCGCAGCACTCAGTGTATCCAGTACCATACGTCGTGCCAAGTGATCTATGTCCATGACTGTCAGCCAATGATACTGACCTCGAGTCCTGATGCGGTAGTACATACCTCCGTTCCTCAAGACACGCTGCTTACCCCGGTCTCTACCCCGGTCTCCCGCAGGTAAGCCCTCACCCCTGTCCTGATGACGCACCGCCTGTCCTGCCATAGGCATCTCCACAGCAGCTGGGGCCATGTCTGGGTCAACTAACACATCTCCCTGTACGGGTTCCTCATCATCCCGTTCATCCAGCAGATCGGGAGGGATCGGGTGATTACGTAGAGGACCCCTCTTCTCTGGCTTCATCATCTTAGGGATGCCGAAGTCCATTTGCCTGAACGCCTTGGGTGCAGCTGCCTCTTCGTCCTGGATTACGTCGAGGCCGTCGTAATCATACGTCTTTACTACCAACTTGCCCCAGTCCTGACGGGCATAGGCTAGCTGCTGGGCATTCCGAACACCGGTCATGAGATCAGTGTTGCGGAACTTCAGGCCCGGGAAACCCCCGACCACGTCGTCGTAGAACGCTTCGACACCTCGGAGAGACAACCCTTCGACGATCTCCATCGGGCTGTTGAACTTAACAGCCTTGTCCTTGATGGCTAACAACATCTTAGCCCACTGACTGATGAGACGTATGTCCCGGGTGCTCCGCATTGCACGGAACTCAAGGCTGCCGTATGTACACACGGCCTTCGCATTCATCGAGGCATACCGAAGCTCGTCGGTATTCAGGTGCTGCCAGTCCTCCGACTTGAACGCGAGTTGTAACTGATCGAGCAAGCCCGGTGCATCTTCGCACCGCAGGCAGAATAGGTTCCCTACCCGGCCCTGGCCACACCATTCTACGAGTGTGTTCTCAAAGACAAGGTACAAGCACATGAATTGTGCCAGCTCACGGGATGTAAGCTCTTGGATGTTGATGTGGATATGGATGCCCGCTCGACCGGAGTCTTCTATCCTCGCTCCCTTGATGGCCTTCTCGAACTCTCGTAACTTTGCCTGCATACTGATACGCTTGACCGGGGTCTTCAGTACCATCTCGATGGATTCGCCACGCAAGCTACCGTCCCCTTCCACACGCCACGATGCAGTGTGTCGCTTGGGAAGTCCCTCTCCCTCTAGCTCCACCTCGATGCCGATCTCGCCCACCTTGGGCTCGACGTTTAACATCTCTATCATCCTCATGCTACTACCTCCTCATACAATTGAATCAAGTGTTGCATCCCCTCGCCGAGACGAAGATGTCCTTTTTCATACCAACCCACACGGGTACCCCGGTATGCCAACCACAACAGGCCTAACTCGTTGCGCTCCAGGCTGAACTCGGGGTGGAACGAGCGAGATGCTACCTTACCCCTCGCGTCCCCTTCCATCACGGCCTTCGATGCATCCTCGAAGGACGGGTAGTCCCTCTGTATACACCGACCCAGTTCCCGGCTGCGGAGGATATCAGCATGACGGAGACGGATTGGGGCCAGGTCTGCCCGGTTACCTACACCCATGTTGTCGCGGTGGAGGCCCTGCTTCCATTTGCGGATCGGACGACGAAACACGTACACCGCCTGGGGTCCAGTGTTGACGTATCCCAGAGGCACCGGCTTCCAGTTCCAGTTCTCACTGTTGAGAGGCTCCACTACGGTCAGCTGCGTCAACAGGTTGGTAGCGTGCACAGCCAGGTTCTGGGTCAGGTCCACGATGTACATAGGCATGCCCTTGTGCCGTACCACAGTGCCACTGCACCGCATACGGGCGTCATCATAGTTATCCCACACGTTTCGCTCTCCTCTTCTTCACTAATGGTAAGGGTGCAGGCTTGATCTTGTACTGCTTGACCACACGGGCGGCTGCACGAGTGTCTGACCGATTGATCATCTGTTGTACACTGCCGTACCGCTCGGCCAGGTTGTTACCCATCTTCAGGTTAGCAATAGCATCCAGAGTGTTATCATACACCCACCGCTGGAGCCTCACACTGCTCACCCACTTGTTGCTGAGCACACGGTACTCAACACCATAGGGCTTGATGCGATACGCCCCTGCTGCACCGTACAGCTCGCGTCGTCGGGTATCCTTGTCGTACACGAGGGAAGGCAGGCCCAGATAGAAGTCCAGCTGCTTCACCAGCTCTATCGCGATGTGATAATGGTTCTTAACCACGATGTCGGGAGACCACAACCCGATGTGGATGTGACCTGCACCTGTCCGGAAGTCAGCATCGCCATCCGGTCGGGGGTTCTCGCGGCCCATACGCCAAGCATTGTAGTCGGGATCACACCCTAACTCCTTCGCTTCCTCAGGCTGTTCATCCATGTAAGCCTTGCCGAACTCAGCCACGGGGTCAGCAACTAACCTGTACCCGGGGCACATGGCCTTGAGCTGCTTCATCACGGAGCCCATGTTGTGGACGAACTCCTGCCGTGAACCAGCGGGGTGGATGTTGAACTCGAGAGCCATGCCGTCTACCTGCACTGCTCCGTTGTCAACGGGGTGGGGGTTCTCCTTCGTGCCGGGAACCATGTTGTGGGCTGAGACGTACACCCCTTTCTTCTTTGCGAACACTTCAGGGTCAGCCCCTATAAGTATCGTCATAGTAGTACCTCGCTAATGGATATTGTGGTCTTCGCAGTCGCTGCATACGGGAGAGTCACCTACCCACTTCACATCTTCTGCGTCGTTGATTGCAGCTGTGCAGTAGCCACAGCCATGCTTGGTAAGATCATTCCATCGTGCTGATGTAATCATCTTGCCACCGGGACCGGGATAGAATATCTCCATGACGACACGATTGTCCGCATCATGTGCTTCCTTGCGGGCCTTCTCAATGTACGCCACAGTCTCAGCTTCAGCAGTCTGTTTCTTGGTCAGTACTACATTGAGGGCAGTCTCCAGAGTCTTGAACTCCACGTCCCCAACGATGTTGGAAGACTCCGAGGTCTGCTTCAAGAACGCCGAACTCATAATGATGTACGGATCATCCTTTGCCACCAGACCTGGTGCTATCGCAGTGATGTTACCTATCACTACACGTTCACCCTCGACCAGCGTCTTCATCAGTGCAGGCGCTGCACTGTATACCCGGACCTCAGACCAGGGATCTTTAGTCATTATCCCTTCAATGTACTGAACTTGGGACGACGCGGCTTTCGAGATTTGTACAGGACAAAAGGCAATATTATCGCCAACGCTAACCCCTGGGATAAGGTTATTCCCGGCGGCGTACACTCTACGGGGGGAGGAAGCCCCAGTCTGTCCGCCTTGACGCGCGGGAGCCGTGGTGTATGGACGGCCTTGGTTGTACGTGACTGGGGCGATGATCTGTTTTGCTGCAGGGGCCTCCAACTTCTTGTAGATAGGCTCAGGCATCTTACCGTTCTTCACATTCGGCAACTTCCAGGTGAGCAGCTGGTGCTCCTTCGGTTGCTGGATGTTCTTACACAGCTTGATACCACAGCGAGCGGCCATGTTGCGTATCATCCACGGCTCGGACGCCCAGTACATAACACTGCGATCATCCTTGTAGCCGAAGTACAGCGGACGCTCCTTGTTCCGCAGGAGATGCAGCTCGTGAGCATTGTCATCATATACGACGAGGGCATACGCACCGTACACCTTCTTCATCGTCTCCTCGAAGCCGAACTCTGATATGTTCCAGAGCAGACACTCGGAGTCCACATCGAAGTCAGCTGACCGGGGTAACGCAAACCACCGTTCCAGTGTGCCGTTGTGTGCTCCCACCATGCCGTTGTGCTCAAACGGGTGAGCCCCAGCATGATTGATCTTGCCTACCGTGGCGTAGCGGTTGTGGCCCATCAGGACCTGTGACGACCAGTCCACTACCTGATCGAACCCTCGCAGCTGCATGAAGTCGATCGGGTTCAAGGCCTTCTTGAACACCAGGATCTCCCCCTTCTTCGTGGTAGCAGACGCTACCCCGGTACTATGGTGACCACGGATGGCATCCACGATCAGCATCTGCCGAAACATGCTCCTGTCCTCCTTGTCGATATCACCTGCCATTCCTACATTTCCACACATACTTCTTTCTCCGTAATGATAATTGGTGCTGCTTGGGTGGTTGTCAGCTCAATGAAGATCCTGTCTGCAGCTTCACGCGACATATGACAGTACTCCTCGATCTGTGTGTCACGTGACCAGTACGACCAGTCGTGACGGTATACTCCATTGCGGGCAGCAGAGGCACTACAGTACCCCTTGTCGGTCTGAACACCGAACTTGCCGTCGTGAAACTTCACAAGTTTCGCAGTTCCCTGCTCAACCTTGTCCTTCTTCGTCTTCCGCATCCGCGCTTACTCCGAGCTTGTCTTTGATCAGTTTAAAGTACCACTTCTGGCACGGGGCCACGAGTTCCATGTACTCAGGGTGTGGTTGAAAGCACAACACTTTCTCTTTCGGGTAGAACAGGACCTCGACATCCGTGCCGTCTTCCTGATCGTGGTAGTTAAGCGAGCCGCCTTCCATGTTCTCGCACTGAGTGGACTCACTAGCGATGCCCAAGATCCTGGCGTCAAGCCCCGCACGCATCATCTGATGGTGTGTCGAGGTGACAGGCAGGATACAGTTGGTTTCCACGTTAATCGCCGTGTGGGTGCCGTGTATGGCGTGGTTGTTGACATGCTGGTACAACCAACCACCACACATGACGTTCAGGAACTGCCCACCTCGACAGATACCAGCCATCGGCTTCTTCAGGTGAGTAGCAATGCGGAAGATCCGAGCCTCTCGCTCGTCCCGCAGCGGGTTAGCACTGGTGTAAGGGTGTGCTTTCTCACCGTACATGTCGGGGGAAACATCCGATCCCCCGGTGAACTGTACGAGATCAGCTTCCTCAATGGAGGAGACTACCTCCCATCCCTGGTGCTGGAACATGTTGATGTACTGCTGGTTGCCTTCTACGATCCAAACTTTAGCCGTATTCACTACGAATCTCCTTACTTAGAGTTGAAAGACCCTCGACAGCTGCATCGAAGGATAATACCCTGCGCTTGGTAGTCCTCATACCATCTGCCCAGTCGAACCTATTCACCGTGGTGAACTTGTCTTTCTTTATGTCGGCCAGCTTGTCCCTGAAGGGATTGTCCCCTTCCTTGCTGAACAAGCAGTGGATACCACCGTACCGTCCGTTAACTGTCAACGGATCGTTCATGTGAGCCGATTTCAGCCTCCACTTCACGAACTGCCGGATGCCGTTCTTGTCGATCATCCGGTGAGAGTACATATCATGGATGCCACCTCCGTCGTGGTCGCAGGACACTAGCAAATCGCCCTCTTCACCACGTACGTCCACGCCCTCCACAAGGAGGCTCAGTACAGCTGGGTCACCACCCATAGCAACCCCCCTGCTCCAAGCACGAACTCGTGCAGGGTACTCGTGGGGATGCCTCGTGGCTATCGTTGCGAACATGGCCAGGTTTGAGGGGACATTCACGTCGATATGTACACCCACCACACCAGCTTCCTCCGGGCTGGGCTTCGTGAGGTACACATCACGCCAAGGTGACTCGTGCAGGAGCCACTCCCACCAGTGACACGCCTCTTTGTAGAACGTCTTGAACTCCCAGATAGGCACTTCGTTGTGCCGAGCACCAGTCCACAAGTCGTCGTCGCTCCAGGATGTCACGTTGGGTGATGTAACAAACGCTGCCACATTGTCGTGACGGTTCAGTGCAGAGTGGCAAGGGCCGGAGTGGTAATGCGCGTTGCCTCCGTTGCCTTTATCTGTGACAGCGAATCGAGATATTTCTCTCTGTCCGTCACCAGCATCCAGGTGCCTCGTGAGGGACTCTACTGCCATCATATAGGCTACTTTAGCCTGTGGGTTGTGCATTGGACATACTCCAGACCTGTTCATTGTAGGGGAAGTCACGACGGATCATGCGGAACATCCTGCTCTGAGCGTAAAGTGCCTCAGGGGAGTCTACTCCATAATGCATGGTGTGTTTTGTGACACATTGACGGACTAAATTGTTGTATTTCTTGATATGGGTGGCTTTACCCATTGGGTTGCTCCTTGAGTTGGATATCGAGGACTTCGAAGTGACAGTCCTCACGGTGTTGTGTCTCACGGAACTGTGCAAGGATCTCTCCCCACACTTTCCGAGTGACGTACTGCTGCGGGAAGGTATCGAGACTCTTCCCATCATCCAGGACATGCCAGAGCAGTCCCTGTATGATTCGTTTGGAGATGGCTCCCTGCCTAGAGTACCCCTCCCCTATGTCGTCAGACCAGAGGATAAAGTTACCCCCTTCGTCGAATTGGTTTACTGTCTTCACGAGGTCTCACACGTAACGACGATACGACACTTGACCAGGATGTATCGAACACCCCGCTGACTTTGGATGTTGTCTTCGTAGAAGTTCCCACTCTTGAGGCGCACCAGACCCTTGTGTCCTCGACTCTGTGGGTTTTGGGAACGAATGTACGGATGCTCGGGTTTGTCCCGTCGGGCATAGACTCTCCCTAGCACCATCTCGCACCGATCAAGAGTGTTCGGTAACGGTTCCTCCAGTATAATCTCCATAAATATCACCTTATTTCAGTTAATTACACAATCTTTGTCACAAACACCCTAAAAAAAGAGTCTATACTTATAGAAGGATAAGAAAGAGACGAGTGAGCGAAGCGAGCGAGGAGAGTGTAGTTGCTTTGTAGTTGTTTTTACTAAACAAAATCTGTTTAAAAACAGACACTCTGAAAGAGTAAACAAAGGCCTTTGTAAGAACACTTAGAATAAGTATCCTTAGTAAAGACCTCCAGTGCTAGGCACCGAAGGTGTATATTAACCAGCGAAGAGATTCCCCACGTACTCACACCACATTGAGAAAGCCCTGCGAATAAGGCCAGGGTTAGCATCACGCTCTTCGCGTTCTGCCTGTTGGCGTAAGAACTCCTTGACGGGTTCCTCCGAGTACCCATTACCCAAGGGGCATGAGCTAGAATTGCCATCACGATCAGGCATTGTGCCTCCTATCAGCTTCACCCTGAGCGTAGACAGGCAGGTCTTCGTAGCGGTAGTACTTGTTACCTTCTACCAGTTCCCCCTCGTTCTCCAGCCAACGACGTTTCCAGACACGAGTCTGTTTCCAGGCCTTCTGCTGCATTTTGTCTCGCAGTCGCTTCTCCTGGAGGAGAGAGGCCACGAAGTTAGCAGGGCGAACAGTGCCATGCTTAGCCAGCAGTATCTTTTGCTGCTT